AACCCTTGCGATCTACTACGGACCACCGCTTGACCCGGAATGTTTTGAAAACTACACGATTTCGAATGAGTAAACCAGTTATAGAGTTTAAGGGCGAACCGCCCTTTTAGAGTTGGGATAGAGGAATTTTTCAATGGTTCAGTGTAGATCATGGCAAAAGCTTGGAGATGGTTCGGGCCTCGATTCCCTTTGTTCATACATAACCCGTTAAATCATCAATACACTTGATTGCTCAGGGGGAGTGCTTTAGACCTCCCCCATAACACTTGAAATTTTTTAAAAAATATCTTATAATGCGGCTAACAAAGGCGGTATTATGCCATTACGTTTACCTGATAGCCCAATTAAAACTATCAAACGTTGCTTTAAATGTAACAACTTATCTGTAGAATTCTGGAATCCAAAACACAACCGCAGCTATACGGTAGAAGAGTGGTTGACTATTTGTGAGGATGGTAAGGAAGCTTTACGAAAAATATTAAAGCCTATCGTTGAAGATCCTAAGTGGTTCTTTGATTAAACGCCACACATACCTTCACAGACATTATCAAACATATCGTATTGTTCTTTTTTTGGTTTGAACTTTACCTGGTCGAGTGGTTGTGCTGATCGGTGTAAGAACAAAGCGTCTTTTACATTCCGTGATCCGTTCCTAATCTTCTTATCAAAGTCTACAGCGTCCGCAAATTCTTCCGGGCGATTGTCCTTCATGTCTTGCCAATGCGCATCATCATGGAAGGGGCAGCAGATACACGCTGACTTTGTCGGTTTTCTATGCCCACGCTTCTCGAACCAATCCTGGCATTGTCTTCTGTTGATATTTAATTCTAGTAAAGGCCAACGATTGATGATGTACTTGTCTCTTGCAGGTTTCATTCTTGCAATCTCATCCGTTGAGATTCCTATCCATTGCTCCACCCATACATTTTTCTTAACGTGTTTGTAGTATCCCACGCCTAATAGTTCACGAATCTTCTTTCTAATTGGTTGAATCTTGTAGTCGTTTGTGCATTGACGCATCAACATTCCCTTCTTCCCGGTCTCTGCATTGACTGTAAAGAACGGAGCGGTTGGGAATCTTGTCCCATTGTCCACGGAATTGACCATATCATCTCGTATGTTTCCCTTCATCACTCGGTATACTGGGAAAGGTAATTGTTTTTCTAACCAATCTAAATACTCATAGACTCCAGGAGGTTCATATCCTGTGTCGGCAAAAATGGCACAGTCAGGCATCGGTTGGATATGTCCCTCTGCTGCCATCAGTGCCATGGTTGATGATTGAACCCCAGCTCCAAGTGATAAAATTACAAGCTTAGGTGTCTTGTCATGTTCTGGTCTTAAAGTGCCAAAGTACTTATCATTTTTTAGATCCAAAGTATCTCTCTCCTGCTATAAAAATCATTAGTGCTATAAAAACTAGGACTAAGAGTATTAGTCCTAGTAAAATGTTAGCTAACATTATTTTCTTTTACCTTTCTATCAAAGTATTTAATAGCTTTTATATTATGATCTTCGCCTGTAAATACTCTTCCTTCTTCTACCTGAAGTAGTTGCCATTGACCTTTTATTTTAACGACAATTGTCTTAGTTAAGGTAGATATGTTCCACTGTTCTGCTTCTCTTTCTTGATGGTCCAAGGCCCACGCTCCTGTCTTACTCATCATCCCTCCATTTTTTTATTATTTGTTCGTCAGTTGAATCATCAATGTAGTAAGTCCACCCATTGATTTCTATGTATAAAGATTCATCACTTCTTACATCTATTTTCATGCTGCCTCCAAAGTTTTAGGTTCATCAGCGTCATTCCAATAGTCATCATCGATTAAGAATTTTATATCATCCTTTACATCATAGAACTTATTAACAAAGTCTTTATCGAAGTAACGATATAAACATTGAGTGCTTTCAATGTCATCCATTATTGCAACTAATTCAGTAAACATTTCTTCATTTGATTTAGCCATATATTCTCTCCTTTTTGGTTAAATTATATACTAATTATCCCATGTAGATATCAATGTCAAATAAAAAACCCCTACACTGGGATAAGCAGTATAGGGGAGGGAGTGAATAAGACACTATCTATACAGCTTTAAATTTATTATGCAATGAAACAGTATAGTTTTTTTTTATACTAAATTTATAATTAACATTAGTAAAAGTAGGTGTAGCGGTGTAGCGGTGTAGCGGTGTGTAAATAATATATATATATTAATAATTTAAACTGTTTTGAACCGCTACGTGATCGCTACTTTTGAAAAAGTGGTGTAGCGGTGTTTTCCTAGTTTTCTGCCAAAAAACTTTTTTTCTGCTGTTAAAAACACCTCTAAAAACACCTCTTTTTTACCTTGATTTTACCGTGAACAAATGTAGAACGATGTAGCGCTTGAGTAAATATCCCACATGTATTATATAAAACAATAATGAATATAGAAGAAATCAGAGACAAATTAACACCAAAACAGATCAAGTTTTGCTTATTATTTGTTCAAGAAGGTGACACAAAAACAGCTTCGCAATGTGCAATTGAGGCTGGGTACTCGGAGAATAGAGCAAAGCAAGAAGCTTCAGAACTTAGGCGTCATCCAGGTTGTATGGAATATATAAGAGAACTTCGTAATCAAGAGGAAAAGAAATATGAGGTCAATCTACATAAACATTTAAAACGATTACATCAATTGAGCGTAGGTGCTGAGGAGAAGGGTAATTGGAATGCTGCCGTTACGGCTGAGAAGTCTAGGGGTCAAGTTGCAGGTTTATATATTGATCGCAAAGAGATTATGCACGGTAGTATTGACCAATTGAATCGAGAAGAAGTTGATAAACTATTGAGTGACATGGACAAGAGATTGTCTGTTGAAGGGAGCTTTGAAGAGATAGATGACGACAAAACCAGAGAGTCGCTTTTGGAAAAGGATCAAGGATAAGTTTACAAAAATAACCTTGACAAGAATTGAGGCTGTTACTCCTCTAGGACTGCCTGATATCCTTGCCGTTTATAAGCTCACAGATAAGCGTAGAGGACAGTTTTGGATTGAGCTTAAGGTTACAAAGGGTAAGCAAATAGGGCTATCCAGTGGTCAAATATCGTGGCATATGAGCCATAATACGAACGGTGGCTGTTCGTTTATCATGGCTACCCCCCTCGGAGGGAGAGGCATGTCCATATATTCTGGAGCTAGAGCCTTGAGCCTAGCAAAAGAGGGCCTGAGCCTTGAACCTTGTGGCTTGATCCTTGATCCTTGTGACCTTGAACCCTGGTTCCTGAACCATTTGCCTTGAGCCTTATTACATTTTTTTTCACGTGGAAGAAGCTGCTGTTAAGCAGCCTCCTCATTATTCTTTTTCTCTTTCTTCTTCATATCTTTCTTTGCATCTTTCGTTACAATACTCATTTTCAAAATATTCTTCTTCAGTATCAAATGGTTGATCAAAACAATATTGACAATATGGGGAATGAACGTTGTATTTAATGGGCTGCATAACTAACATTCTGTATATTGATATTCCAACAAGCCCGGCAAGACTTACATTCATTATCTTGTTTACCAGCAGGACAGCTATATCCTATTGGCTTCTCCTTCTTGCTTACAGTAGACGTTAACCCCACATTGCTGTGAGGTTTACCGTCAATCATCGTAGCTGAAACTCTGATTGCCAGGTTTCCCGGGAGTGAATGCCCTTCTTTATAAAAAGCTTTCAGGATCCCAGCTTCACGTGTTGGCAGCCAATGTCTTACTTTTGGCGTTGCCATTGCAACAGCTACAATCTTTTTAAGGTGGTCCAGTGACTGTAAGTCCCCGGAATCATGCCACCTGAAATAAGGTATTTTCTTTCCGTAATTATTAATCAATAGTACCATGGCCTCAACCCAATTAGATTTGGTGATCGCTTCAAGTCTGTTGGCGTGAGCATTCTTGACCCCTTTAAAAGTATAACGTCCCTTCAATGCATAACACATCGAGCAAGTACTATTCTTTATCAGTCTAAGCTTCGAGCCTACCGCACAATCAAATGCGCTTAAGCCGTAGCCATAACCAGGCATTTTGCTTGGATTACTTAATCCTCCTACAATTGCCTTCGCTTCTTTTATATTCATATTCACTCCTATGTTAGGGCCAAAACTCGGTGGTATATCTACCACGATACACTGTGGTATATCTACCCCCACAATTCGGCTTGTTCAGTCGGACATGTGGCTAACGTTATTTGACCCTATCTATTATATAAGATATCATGGGAGCAATGTCAACTAAATAATTAAAAAAAATTCTTGAGCCTTGAGCTGCTTAGAAGCTGCTTGTGCCTTGGTCCTTGAGACCTTGAGCATTAATACATTTTAATTGGCTGAGCTGCTAGCTGTCAGCTACCAGGAGAATGTAAAATCCTGGTAGCTTCGGGAGTGCCCCTCTATATAGAGGGGATTACTGAAAGTTTAGGATCAAGAGGCTTACTCATTATCAGCCACCAATAAAGTTTCTTCTTCATCGCCGTCTTCATGCTCACAGTTCCATTCAATACTAATGTCTTTTAGAATTGTTTCTTTCATGTGCTCAAGTGCTCGGACAATTTCTCTCGGTGCGTCCCATGCTGTTTCAAAAGTATAGTTCAAAACATTTTCGTTTAACTCTACCTCTGTGTTACATGCATTCCACTTTGTGCCCCAATTCATGATACTCCAATCGTACCAATTATTCGCACCATGTTTTTCTCTTTCCTCTTGTCCAAGATTACCTTGAAAGATATGTTGAGGCATTGGAATTACATTATTAAAATCAAAGTCATTATCTTTTGATTTTAATAAATCTTTTAGTTGTTTAACACTGTCTTTAGTTTTACCAATAAACTGTACATTGTTATAAGTCCAATTAGGCATAATCACTCCTTATGTTTAATTATATGTTGACACTACATGGGATAATTCTTATAGTCAACTATTAATTTAACAAGGGAGTTAAAATGGAAGCAACTGAAAATATATATGGCACTAGCTTACAAGGTTATATTAAAGCTAGTTATGAACAATTACTAAAAGCATTCGGTCCACCTAACCCAAAGCTATGTGATAATTATAAAACCGATGTTGAATGGGCTTTTGAATTTGCCGATGGTACTGTTGCCACTCTTTATAATTGGAAGAATGGTAAAAACTATAATGGTGATGATGGCTTAGAACTCAATCACATTTACGAATGGAATGTTGGAGGCTTTAACGAGAAGGCTGTTAGTAAACTATTAGAAAAATTACGATCATAAAATAAGAAGGGGGCGCAATGCCCCCTTTTTTAATTGGCTTATCTTGGCAGCCTTGTGACCTTGAGCATTAAATCATTAATCTTATCTTGCCAAATCCTTCTTAACCAGGCATCAGCCAGGTCAGTTTTAACAAGTTGCAGCTCTAGTAGCTTGATCATTCTATATAAGTTATTCTCCATTTTTATTCTCCTAGATTTAATTGGGGCGCTTAATTGCGCCCCAAGTCTTTAGTCTAATAGTATCATGTATGCTTTAGGATTAAATTTCATAAACCAATCTATTCCCCTTCGCATCTCTTCAATGTTGCCACCAAGTTCACAACCCATGA